GAAATGCTGGACATCTTCAGGTCAGGCGCTGACCCCTACGCTGCGTTCGGTTCTCAGATGTTCAACATCCCCGGCATGACCAAGGACAGCCACCCTGACCTGCGTCAGTCGGCCAAGTCTGCGTTGCTGGGCTGCGGCTATGGGCTAGGCTGGGCATCGTTCGCTGCGCAGCTTATGGTGGGTTTCCTTGGTGCTCCGCCAGTGCGCTACGACAAGGAGTTTGCCCGCAAGCTGGGCGTGGATAAGGCGTACGTAGATAAGTTCCTTGACTGGGAGGACAACGTGGTCAAGATGCTGGAGATTCCCCACACCTGCACGGATAAGGAGCTGCTCATTCACTGCGTAGCGGCCAAGAAGATCATCGACATTTACCGCAGCACGGCGCATCCGGTGGAATCATTTTGGGAAATGTGCAGTGGCTTAATTGACACAGCGCTTGCGCAGGGCCGGGAATTCAGGTATAAATGCCTTGTGTTCAGGAAGGGCGAGATTGAGTTGCCCAACGGCATGAAGTTGCTGTATCCTGATCTACGACAAGTTAAAGATGATAAAGGTAGGAGCCAGTGGGTATACGGGCCAGACGCTACCAAACTGTATGCAGGCAAGATAACGAATAACGTAACGCAGGCCGTTGCGCGTATCGTGATGACTGACGGCATGCTGCGCGTATCGAAACGGTATCCCGTCAAGGGTACTGTGCACGATGAGCTTATTGCCGTTGTGCCCAACGCAGAGGTAGCTGACGCTAAGACTTGGGTCTTGGCGCAAATGACTATGGAGCCACGGTATTTGCCGGGGATTCCGTTGAACGCTGACGGTGGCGCGCACCGTCGTTATGGGTTAGCAAAAGGATAGGAGAAGCAATGGCAACGAAGGAAAAAACGCCCATCCCCCGCATGGTGCGGGTTGGGCACAGGAAGTATTCTGTTGAGATTGTCGAGGCGATGCTGGAAAAGTCGTGGCAGGGTTCAGTAGCTTACGATAAACAACATATCAGAATCGCACGCAAAAGCAACGTGTCAGGCCGCAAGTTCAAAGAACATGAAATGCACGCTACGTTTTGGCACGAACTCACACACGCCATACTGCACGACATGGGACACTCGCTGCATGTAAATGAAAAGTTTGTCGAAGAGTTCTCAACCCGACTGGCGCAAGCCGTCAAAACAGCGAGGTTCTAATGAAAGTTATATCGTGGAGTCACAGTTCGCTCAAGGACTACGAGGGATGCCCCAAGCGATATCAAGAGGTCAAGGTCTTAAAGAATTTCCCATTCATACAGACCGAGGCAACAAGGTACGGCAACGAGGTGCATAAAGCCTTGGAGAACTATATCCGCGATCAAACACCAGTGCCCGAAGCCTATCAGCAGTTTGTGCCTGTGGTTGATGAGTTACTCAAGAAGCCCGGGCGCGTACTGGCTGAGCAGAAGATGGCGCTGACGCAAGAGTTAGAACCTTGCAGCTGGATGGCAAAAGACGCATGGGTGCGGGGTATAGCTGATATGCTTATCATCGACGACGACAACCTGACGGCGTGGGTTGTGGATTGGAAAACCGGCTCGGACAAGTACCCTGACCGCGACCAACTCAAACTCATGTCGATCATGGTGTTCGCACACTACCCGCACATCCGCAAGGTCAACTCAGCGCTCTTGTTCATTGTCAAGGGCAGCATGGTCAAGCACAGCATGACCTACGATCAAGCGGATGCGCAGTGGTGGGATTACCGTGAACGTGCTGCACGCATCGAACAAGCACATGAGACCGGCGTGTGGAACGCCAAGCCTTCGCCGTTATGCCCGTGGTGTCCGGCCACCACTTGTGTTCACCATCCTAAACACTGAAAGGAACTGCGATGGCAACCCGTGATTACAAAAAGGAATACCAGCAAGATCTCAAGACCGGCAAGTCCGGGCCGGGGTCTGACCAGCATGAACGCCAGCGTGCGCGGCGTGCGTATGACAAAAAAGGAATCGACCGCGCCGGTAAAGACATCGACCACATCAAGCCTCTGCGCAAAGGTGGTAAGTCAACGCCGGGTAACCTGAGACTGCGAAGCCGCAACGCCAATCAAGGCGACAACAAATAATTACATGAGAAGCAAATGCAAATCGTAGAAGATAAAGCAATACTGTTCAAGACCCGCAACCCTAACAAGTACAACATCATCCCAAAGCACAAAGTCATCGCTGAGTATGACGATGGGTGTGAGATTGCTGTGTACTGGGGGCTGGACGAGGTGCGCGTGCTGCGCAACCTCGGGGTCAAGAACGTCCCCTCACCTATCACAAAACGATACAACTGGCCGGGCAAGTACAAGCCTATGGCACATCAGATCGAGACGGCTGCGTTTCTCACGCTGCACCGCAAAGCCTTTGTGTTCTCGGAGCCGGGCACAGGCAAGACGCTATCTGCGTTGTGGGCTGCGGACTACCTGATGAGCATCGGTAAGGTGCGCCGCGTGTTGATTCTGTGCCCCTTGTCGATCATGCAGTCGGCGTGGTTGGGTGACTTGAACAACAGCATCATCCATCGCTCTGCCGTTGTCGCTCACCATGCGCAGGCTAGTCGGCGCATCGAGATGGTGCAGGAGAACTACGAGTTTGTGATTGCCAACTACGATGGGCTGAACCTGATTGCCAACGAGGTTAGCGCTGATGGGCGCTTTGACTTGGTGATCGTCGATGAGGCCAACGCGTATAAGACCATGAGCACGCGGCGCTGGAAGTCCTTGAAGTCGATCCTGCGCCCTGAGACGAACTTGTGGATGATGACAGGCACACCTGCTGCGCAGTCCCCTGCCGATGCGTATGGGCTGGCTAAGCTAGTCAACCCGACTGGTGTGCCGCAGTTCTTTACTGGCTGGCGCGACAAGGTGATGTACAAAGCCACGATGTACAAGTGGACGCCCAAGGCGGGGTCGATTGATATGGTGCACGAGGCGCTGCAACCGGCCATTCGCTTTACCAAAGAGCAGTGCCTTGACTTACCCCCGGTGGTGACTACGGTGCGCGATGTGCCGCTGACTGCGCAGCAGGCCAAGTATTACAACCTGCTCAAAGACAAGATGCTCATTGAGGCAGCGGGCGAGACAATCAGCGCGGTCAACGCTGCTGCGGGCGTATCCAAGCTGCTGCAAATCTCGTGCGGCGCAGCGTACACCGACGACAAGGAGGTGGTGGAGTTCGACTCAGCGCCCCGGCTGGCCGTGCTGGAGGAAATACTGGAGGAGACCAGCCGCAAGGTCATTATCTTCGCGCTGTTTCGCAACACCATCAACACCGTTCTTGACCATCTGCACAAGAAGGGCTACTCAGCCGAGTGCATCCACGGCGACATCCCGCCAACCAAGCGGGCTGATATCATCCGGCGCTTTCAGCATGAGCCCAACCCCCGCGTCTTGGTTATGCAGCCGCAGGCTACCGCCCACGGGATTACCCTAACTGCCGCCGATACCGTGGTGTTCTACGGCCCCCTGATGAGCGTGGAGCAGTATGTGCAGTGCATAGCCCGCTCTGACCGCAAGGGGCAGGACTCGGACAAGGTGACGGTGGTGCACATCCAAGGCTCGCCCATTGAGAAGAAGATGTTCAAAGCACTGAGCGCCAAGGTCGATGACCACGCACTATTGACCCAACTTTTCGATACAGAAATTAAATCGTGAAAGGAGATTTAGGCCCGTAAAAACCGTGTACACTGTCCAATCTTAGACAACAAACAGGAGAAGTAAATGTCAGAAGAAACCATACCGTTAGATAAGCTAGCCATGATCTACCGCAAGATTCGGGACAAGATCAGTGTGCTGACCAAGGAGTACGACACGCAGGTGGAGGCGCTCAAGGCCCAGCAAGACCAGATCAAGTTTGCGATGAAAGATCAGATGAAGGCGCTGGGCGTTAAGTCCGTGCGCACCGACATGGGAACCGTAACGCTAACCACCAAGACGCGCTACAACACCCAAGACTGGGACTCGTTCAAGGAGTTTGTCCTTGAGCACAAGATGGTTGACCTGCTGGAGAAGCGCATTGCGCAGATCAACATGGCGCACTTTCTTGAAGAGAACCCGACCATTGTTCCCCCCGGACTCAACTCAACGACTGAGTACGATATCACTGTAACCAAACCCTCTAAATAAGGAAACTGAAATGAGCAACTTAGCCATTTTTGACGGCGCAGCCGTCCCCGCATTTGCCCGTAACAACGAGCTTTCTGAAACCGCCAAGGCCCTGATGGGCGGCGCAGCAGGCGTGAGCACCAAGCGCATTTCGATCAAGGGCGGTGTGTTCCGTTTGGTCGCTGGCGGCAAGGAAGTCGCATCCATCGAAGAGCGCCACTTGGACGTGATCGTCGTCAAGGCAGCGCCCAAAGTCAGCCGTGTGTTCTACGCTGGCTCGTACGACAAAGACGCAGTGGCTGCGCCGCCTGACTGCTGGAGCAATGACGGCGAGAAGCCCGATGCCACCGCAGGCAACAAACAAAGCGTGACCTGCATGGCCTGCCCACAGAACGTGGCCGGTTCGGGTCAAGGCAATAGCCGCGCCTGCCGCTTCCAGCAACGCTTGGCTGTGGTGCTGGCCAACAACCCCGAGGGTGACGTGCTTCAGTTGACGCTGCCCGCTACGTCGATCTTCGGCAAAGAAGAAGGCGATAAGCGTCCGTTGCAGGCATTTGTGCGCTATTTGGCTGTACAGAACCCGCCGATCAACCCCGAGCAGATCGTGACCCGCATGAAGTTCGACACCAAAGTGGAGAGCCCCAAGTTAGTGTTTGCCCCAGTACGCTGGCTGACCGATGACGAGTATGCTGTGGTCAAGACGCAAGGTGAGTCTGAGGAAGCCAAGCGTGCGGTGGTGATGACTGCTGCCCAAGCAGACGGTGTGAAGCCTGCGCCTTTGAAGCTGGAAGGCAAACCCCTTTCTGCCCCCGCTGAGGAAGAAGCACCCAAGCCCAAGGCCAAAGCCAAGCCCGCACCTGTGGAAGCCGAAGCGGATGCCGAGCCGGAAGTGCGCAAAGCCCCCTCGAAGACCAACGCCGTGCCTGCTGCAAAAAGCGACTTGGCCAGCATTGTGTCTGACTGGGACGACGAGTAATTAACAAGGGGGCTTCGGCCCCCTCCGAACTATGGCCTACTCACAAAAAATTAAAGACTTGATAACACATGCCCCGCGTACTTCAGGCAATACGCTTGGGCGCTGGGCTGTGCACCTTGAGTTTCCTGTGACCAAGATTGCCTACGCCTTGGGCGTAACGCGTCAGACGGTCTACAACTGGTTTGCTGGTAAGGAAGTTTTTGTCGCGTATCAACAGCGCGTGGAACTGCTTAACAGCATCATGTCAACATCACAAACTGCCGACGAGGCATGGAGAAGAATATGCACAGCCTACAACCTCAATCCCTAACCAACGACGAACTGGAGCGCCTGACTTATATCGCCGGGTTCAACATCCTGCCCATTGAGTGGGCTAAAGAAATGCTGCGCCGCACTGAGCGCGACTGGAAGGAAGAAGAAACCAAAAGCTCTGACCAACTAGAACTAGACCTGTCTTAAACCAAACCCCAAGGATGTGTATGGAACCGCTTGAGTTTCTAGCGGAGGTACTACCGCCCCCCGGCAATGGTAGGTACTGTGTTGTTGAGCTATCAAAAAATAAGGAGCATGTTTATGTAGATACGTTGGATCAAGCGCAGACAAAAATAGACGCATGGAACAAGCAAGGGCTTGACGTTTACTTTGCGCTTGGTACGTTTGGGGATTTAGATCGACGCCTTGCAACCAATGTGCACATGGTTCGCTGCATAGCAGTGGACGTGGACTGCAACCACCCAAAAGACTTGCCCGATGAGAAAGGCGTAATCAAACCCAAGGCGTATGCATCAGCCAAGTTAGCGGCCCAAGCCATCATGCAGTTTGCCGAAGAGGTAGGGCTGTCTGGATTGGGCAACCCTTGGCTGGTAGCCTCGGGTGGCGGGGTACACGCATACTGGCCGTTTAAAGAAGCGGTGGACATCGAGGAGTGGAAGCCGGTGGCTGAGGGGTTCAAGCGCCTGTGCTTTCAAAAGAAGCTGGACATTGACCAAACGATTACGGCTGATGCGTCGAGGGTGCTGCGCGTCTTTGATACGGTCAACACAGGCATCAAGAACAAGAAGCGCGTCCGTGAGGTCACGCAGGTCAA